TTGGTGTTTAGTCATGAAATCCTCACATTGTATTTATAATTATTATACCAGTCTATTGCTTCAATTCCTTTTATTATTTTAATAATAACGAACTCTTTAATCATATATAAATCAAACATTACCTTGGTTTAGGATATAAAAGCAGTATTTAAGATGTCATAAAAACAAAAAAGTAGCATAACAAGCGGAATGGTTACCGACATGTTATGCTACATATATATTATATCAAATTTATACATTTTAGTCAATCATAAATGGCTTTATATGGCTCTAAAATTCATTTTAATTTTGGTTTATTAATTTGGTTAGAAACATCTATAATTGATTCGATAATACCGTCAATAGTACCCTGATCAATTGTTATCTTCTGATCAAGCAAGAACTGATTTATATTTGAGATCACGTATTTCTTCTTTTGATCGCCTTTAGTATAATTCTTTTCTGCATCAATACAAAGCTTTCTAATTTGCTCTTCAACTTTGATAAACGTTTCATAGTAAACTTTTGCTTTTGAGTTTCTCTTTGACCAGTAACCTAATCCAATAGATACAAGTGAAAGTATCACACTGATGATGGTCGTTATTAATTCTGTATTATTCATCTTTCTTATCCTCACCTTTACTTAGCACTTCAAGTGCATTTTTAATCATTCTAGGAACAGGCAATCCTGCAAGCGTTGAGTTTTCTAGGATACTTACACCTTCCATCGATATGAAGGCGATCACAGCTCCATCTCTTACAAGATTCGTACCTAATACAATATCTAGCTGTTCAGCTAAGGCAACTAAAAACAGAATGAATATTTTCTTAGCTAGTCCTTTAATACCAGCTTCACTACTCACTCTGCCATTTTTTGTTTTACTACTCTTCTTAAATACGATTGCTAAAATTAAACCAGATAGAAAATCAATAATCATGAAGATTATGAGTGCGATTAACAATTTATCAAATCCTCCAAATAGGTATGAGGCTAAGGAACCTAAGGATCCTACAATTGTTAATATTAAGTATTTAACTTTCACGTTCTCAAACCTTCTCTAATTGTAATTATTTCATCAAGATATGTTTTTAACTGGGTTAAGTGGTCAGGTGTGTTCAACTCTTTATCCCAGTTTTTCTTATGTTCAAACACTTTGTTCAACCACACCTCATTTAGGTTGACATCGTATTTTCCTGTTTCTAAGTATTTCTCTAAAATACCCCTAATTCTAATAATGTGATAACTTCTTTTAACTATCACTTTTTCAACATTGACGAGTTGATTAAAATACTCGATGACTGCATCCAAATAAAGGGGTAGTACATCTTCAAACTTCAACGCAATGATACTGTTATACTCTGTTTGATAACTTGGATTTAGATAGATCAGATTATCTGCCATGTTGATCACATCATCCGAATGAATCAGGTTATAAAGTGGTAAGGTATCATGCATAGACTGTCTTTGTAAGAAGTTCTCATATCCATAAGCGAATATATCAACACCTTCAATTGAAGCATGAATGATGCCATTGAAGTTACTTAGAACTACCGTTAAATCGGTGTCAGACTTTTTTTGCTTTGTCTTATAGTTATCTGAACCGCAGTAATAAATAAACATGACTTCATTCATAGCAAACATATTAACAACGATTTCTGTTAGCTTGCTGTTAGTAAACTTTCTGGGCATCATACATCCTCCTCTACTTCTAAATCATCAGTCGATTGTTCAAAACCCTCAACGTTTTCTTTTAGCCAAAGATATGCAATACCTCTTGGATCTTCATTGATGAATAAATCAAAATCAACATCAGGCACTTCGATATCGACAACTTCTAAAGGCTCACAATTATCGAATCTCTTATCCTTTGAAATGTAGGATGCGACACAAAGTATAATCTTTCTACTTCGATAATTCATGTTGATGCCGATGATACGATGATAACTAACATCAACACCTACCCTTGATTGTAAGTTTTTAATTATTGCCATTTTAATTCCTCCTTTTATTAAGAGCCATATACTTTGACTCCATTGACTGTTTCACTTGTAATTTGACTCCCATTTAGCGAGTTTGATGTGACTTTACTTCCATTTAATGTAATCAGTTCAGTAGCACCAGATGAACCAGTGATAGTGATAGTTCTTCTTGTTGATCCTGGGGCTTTAAAGAACACTTCAACATAATACGTTCCTGGGCTAACCCCAGAAAATGAAACACTATAAGCCATGCCACTTTGTAAATCGTTGATGTCATCATAATATAAAGACTTTACATAAGTTCCACCAGTTAATGCATCATACAAACTTAAAGAAAAACCAGGGAGTGAAAACCCACTGCCTGATAAAGTAAAATTGACAACCAATCCGATGTTACCTGTATTTGCTGCACTTGTAGGACTTATACTATGGATGGTTAATGTATAAGCCATACTAGTTAACCAACCAAATACGTTCTAAGTAAACAGTTGTTGATGTGTTCGTAGTCCATGCGATTGATGTGCCACTAAAGTTTCCAATCAAATGTCTTAAATATCCAATCGTCATCGTATTTGAGATTGAGTTTGAAACATATGCTTTGAATGAATGTGTTTTGAAATATTGTCCATCGAAGGTAGTCCATGAATAAAGTCTATCGTATGTTGGACTTGCTGATGTTGTGCTATTCGTACCCATCCTACCGTAAACAATATGTGTTTCATAAGAATCTGTGGCTGTAACTGCTCTAACCTCAAATGCGAGAATCTTATCATATAAATTAATGGATCTATTGAGCGAAATGTTATTAGCTGTAATGGTCGTAGGTATCGAAAGATTGCCCTCGTATAGCAATGAGAATCCACCACCTATTTTAATAACACTACTGTTACCTCTGATGTATAATTCATTATTTGTTGTATCGAAACCCATCTCACCAACTTGAGTCAAATGGCTTGTGGTTGGAACCGATGTGCCTCTTTTAACTCTGATGATTGCCATTAATATGTTCCGCCATCAATAACCGATGTTGGTGTGAGTACTTTTGTTTTATCTATACCGATGTAATAAAAAGTTTTAACTGGATTATAGTTTGTATCCTGAATACTATGGAGTACTAATCCATTATCAAGAACTGATGCATCGAATGATGCCTTTGTCGTATCGAACTTAGCTCCTACGCCTTGCATTAAGGCGACATTTTTCACATTAGCAATCTTGGTTCGTTGATCGTCTGTTAAGTGTAGGTTACTAGATTCATGGGCATTATATGTACTTGCTGCAACACCGCCTAATTCAGCTAATGTGATGACAACTGCACCTGTTTTAGAGTTAACACTTGTTACAGGGCTTACAGCTGGAATAATTGATGTTGGAAGTTTTCCATCTGCACCAATTAAAGGCACCGTACCATTCGTTGTACCTGTATTCTTTTTGGAAGCTGTTCCAAGTCCAAGTGCACTAATCTTTGAATCCATCGTAGCTTCAGCATTTGCTTTACTTGCAAACTCAATATAGTCATTACTCGTTAATGGATTTGCACTTGAACCAGTTTTATCAGCTTTTGATATATAGAGATTCGTCCCATTTAAATCGATTAAAGGTTCACCAGCTTTAATCGTGCCTGCTGTTCCCACAATAGGTCCTGTGCCAGCAGACGTTCTTCTTTTAATTTGTATAACTGCCATTTTCTATTTCCTCCTTAGAAACGATATATAATGACTCGATTGATTGTGTGAGTCGTTGAGCCACATGTAAAAGTTGTATTGCCATTTTGATATGAAACAAACATCGAATATGTATTTCCGTTGTATGTGTATGCTACCGAAGTACTAGATCCTATGATTTCAAAAATCAAAGGTCCAGGAAGGTTTACTACTGTTCCATTGCTTAAAATAATCATGATGAATGCTCTCATTAAGTCATTTGAATAATAATTACTTATTCGATAAACACCTTGAGAAATGTATGTTGGAATCATTAATATTGGACTCGTTTGATTTCTAATCTTTTGTTCAAGGTTATAGACCAAACTATCTGCATTTAGTAAAGTTTGTCTATTAAACTGGTTATTAAGTGTTACTGAAGTGGTTGTTTTTGAATAGGCACATAATGCAAACTCATACTGACCTTGACCACTACTTAAGTCATTCTGAACTAAATTAGGATAAGTCGATGCTTGTTCTTTTACATAGATTGAGACTTCATTATTGGTTAAATCTACATTCAAAACCACATATCCTAGTCGATTTGCATTTGGTGTAATGATGACTTGGGTATTATTTTCAATATAGATTAACCTACCTTGAACCATGACATACCCATCTTCAAATGTAATGATGTTATTAGCAAGTGTATAAAACACACTATTCCTACTACCTAAGAGCACACCTGTTCCAACTGAAAATATAAAATCATTTAAGTCTGCATCATGTTTTGATGTGACGCTTGAACCATCAAAGGTTATTTTTTGTATACCCATTAAAACTCTCCTCCATCTAAATCAGAATAACCACTATTATTCACTGTGACATTCCCTACCTTACTATTTACGTTTTTACTTAAAATTTGAATCTTCTCAGTCAGTTTCAAACGATACTCACCAAGTGTGATGGTTGCTACTTCAAAAGTATTTGTATACTTAATTCCAGTAACCAAAGAATCATAGCGTTTACCCTTATAAATAAACTCAACGAAATCACCAATATCTAATGTTCTTAAAACATCTAACGAGTGATTCTTTTTTTGCATCATAAAACTGATTTGATGATCTGTCTTATCAACACTGAGAACTGAGCGTACTTTCGTATCCAAATCTAAGTAGTCGTTATCTGAATAAGTTTCAACTTTTGATATCACTTTTGGATACCTTAGATTACTTGTATTGTCTTTGGTTATAGTGCCATCAGTTAATAGATAATAGATAACTGTATCTTTAAAGAATAAGTTACTCGTTTTTGGATAATAGATGGCTTTATTTGTGCTTTCTTTACTTGAATCATTAATGATTAAGTCTTCTAATATGAGGCTATCTGCTTTTATTTTTAAGCCTCTTGTCACATTAACGATTCTTATTAATACACCACTAAAAGCTCCATTATTAAACACTACATCATGCTTGATATATACGCCATACATTCGGTTAGCCAGTTCCAATAATTCATAGATCGTCATAACCTTATCTTCATCAAAAACAAAACTACCCAGCTTCGATATTTCCACACTGATGCTTAGGTAGTTTAAGTTTTGTTTGGTGTCACTGTTTTGAAGAAACGTTTTTCTAATAATTTCTTCGATATATGTTGCCACATTACCGTTGAAGCTTTCAACTAACACTTCAACTTTAAATAGCTCTTTAAAATCAACACTGGCAATAACAAGATGTGTTTTTTCATCTTCGATATTTTCTACAATACCAAAGTAACCACCATCTTCTTTCACGTAAACATAATCGCCAACTGCAACATTAAGCTTGCTTTTGTTAATCTTAAAATGTGATTTTTGTGTAATGACGATGTCATGTATAATTTCAAACTCATCACCTATATAAGCATGATCTTTATATGTGAAATTCAAGTGATCTAATATAATCAAGTCCATAAGAATCACCCCAGATGGTATTCAAAGATATGAACTTTACAAAACGTATCTTCCATCACACCAGATTTAAACTCTAATGTATTTCTACCTGGTTTTAATTCGATAAAATTATCCTTTTCAAAGTCCTGGTATGCATAGATATCTGTTTCAATGTCATTCCTAATCATCTTTAAATACTTATTGTCAGCTACTGATGATATTCGTATTTTGACATCATCCTCAACCAAGTTTAATCGTAGACCTGAGACCAATATCCCATTTTGGATCACATTAATTTCAGGATGATCAACTGACCCTTCCATCTCAATAATCACATTCGCATTAAATGAACCGCCTACATCAATCGTGGTTCGTCCTTCTTGTGTAATCTGATACGTGTAATCATATGGGTAAGGATAGACTTTGCCATCAAGGACTTCAGTTATATCAATGATGATTTGTCTTTCTTTAATCCAATAGCTCTTTTTATTCAACGTAATTTCACAGCTTAGTAATCCAGCTTTAATCTCTGCTTTGCTTAATGAAACCACGTCAACGTGAACATACTTTATGTCATTAGAAACATAGTATAGTTTTAAATTATCTCGACCTTGATTTAAGTAGTCGATAAATCGTTGATAACCTTGATACCCATCCATGAAATTGAGTAGTCCACTTATTTCTGATAAAGGCGTTTCTCTTTTGACTGTTTTATGGATATGGTCATATTTCAAGTACGTCATATTGAGTTGAAAACCTAATCCTAAAACATTCGATAGTAAGACACCACTGTGATACTTAAAATGGAATTGTTGGCCATGTTCATTCTCTAAGTAAAATCTTCTTGTCATATAAACTTACCACCTAACGCTCTGTTGATTGAATCAATATCAAAAGTGGATGCCGTTGTATTGATGGTGATTGCATTATTGGTTGTGCTCTTATTGGATGTTTGGTTACTTGTATTTGAAGTCTTTTTCAGATTAAATGTATCGCTGAACCATCCACCAACCTTACCGAATATGCCACCGACCTTTTCTTTGGTATTATTAGCAAAGTTAGAAACCCCATCGACGATATTATTTGCGACATCTGTTACACCTTTAACTGCACCACCCGCAAAGTTCGATACCGTATCAACCACATTTGAAGCAATACCTGTGACTTTATCAGCTACTCCGCCAACAAAATCACCGACTTTGCCCGCAACATCACCGATAAAACTACCGATACCACCGACAACATTTCCTATCGTATCACCGATACCACCTAAGGCACCACCAACAACATCTCCAACACTACCTGCAAAATCAAATATCTTTGTGAAGAATCCGATAATCGTTTCTAATATCTTTAAAATCGGATTCAATATAAATTCTAATGCTTTAAATGCTGGCACGAGGACAGCTTGTAAAACATTACCTACAATTTCGATCAGAGGTGAGATCATTTCAAATATATCACCAAGAAATTCAAGTTGCTTAATCATAGGAGCCAAAATCATATCGATGAGTGGCACTAATATATCAATTAATTTCATGAAAATATTGATGACTATATCAACAATAGGCATCAATGCATCCATTAGGACTTCAACTATCTTCATGATAGGTTCTAGGAGTCTCATGAAAGTCTCCATGAGTTTTTCTAATAATTCTTTGAACTTTTCGCTACGCATCAAAGCCATAACCACAATCGCAATCAAAGCACCTATACCTAAGGTTGCAGCATTAATACCAATCCCAGCGATAGCACCAGCAGCACCTACACCTTTTAAAGCAACTGCTACTATCTTTAATATAGGACCAACTTTACCGATGATGGTTAATACGGGTCCAACAGCAGCTACAAGTCCAACTAAAAAACCTATTAGCTGTTGTGTACCACTACTAAGATTCGTCCACCATGAAATCATGTTACTAACTGCAGGTATGAGTTTATTTGTGATGGCTTCAACAACATTTTGCATAGCTGGAACAAGTGCCACAGCAAGTTCAACTGAAAGTGCTCTTGTTGATAATTTTAATCGATCAAGCGAATCATTAAATGCACCAGTTGTTTCAGCTTGTTCACTCGTAATGATACCAAGTGCCCTTGCTTGTTCTCTTAATTCGTTGATAGCTTCTGATTCCATATTAAGCATTGGAAGTAGCTCAGAACCTAATTTGTCACCAAATAAGTGGTTAGCAAGTGCAGTCTTTAATGATTGATCCTCAACTTTCGATAAGGCATCTCTCATAATCTCAAAAGCTTCACTCGTGTCCTTGCCTTCTAAATCTTCCATTGAAATACCAAGTGCATGAAGTGGACCAGCAATATTCTTAACATCACCTAAAGCAATATCAGCTAGAATTGAATTCACCTTAACAAAGGCACGCTCTAAACTACCGGTTTCTGTTCCAGCGATGGTTGCTACATGATTCCATTCTTGTAGTGCTTCAATGGACATCCCTATTTTTTGAGCTGTATCATTTATGGCATCTGCAGTATCAGCACCTTTTTTAGCAAGTGCACCTAAAGCAGTAACGGCACCTAGAATAGGAACCGTTAGACTTTTAGTTAAGGTGCTACCAACCTTTGCGATATTGTCAAACTTAGCATTGCCTAAATCTTTAATCTTTGATTTTGTTTTATCGAGTTCGTTATTGAGTCTTTTTACTTCAGATTCACTATAGGAAACATTACGTTGAACTTTTCTAAATTCAGCATCTGATGTTGTACCCAACTTGAGGCCTTGCTTAGCTTTTTCTAACGCCTTATTTTGCGTATCTAAGCGTTTTTTTGTGGTTTCAAGCATCTCATTCAATTGGGTTTGTTTCTTCCGCCACAGCTCAACATTTGAGCTATCGTACTTTAGGTTTGTATTAATGGCACGCAGGTCTTTTTGCTGTTCTTTGAGCTCTTTATTAATCTCTTTTAATTCATTATCAAGATCCTTGCCATCAAGACTCAACTTAATATTAATACCTTTTATTGTCTCTGCCATCATACTCACCTGCCTTTACGCATAAAAAAAGACACAAAATTGTGTCTAATTGTTATATTTTTCTACTAGCTATCTTATTCTTGAATTTTATTAGATATTCTTCAATTTCTTGCTTTATGCCTATGTTTTCTTCATTAGATAACTCAACTAAGTTATCTTGATAGAATTTTTCAGCCTTCACTAGTCTTTCTGTTAAAACCTTTGTTGGCAATTCTCCCGCTGCTGACCATATATCCATATTATCTTTAGTAATGACAACTTTTTCGTTAATCATTTCCATAATCATTTCCATAAATTTATCTCTCATTATATATCCCCTTTTTCTTTTCATTATATCAAAGATGGCCTATAAAAGAAATAAATCTATGTCTCTTTGAGTCGCTCTTTTTGTTTGTGGCTCATTGGATAGTGTTTTGACCTCGAGTTCAATAAGCATTGCATATACATCAATATCGAAGTACTCTGTATCCTTTATTGAAATACCAAGATGAGCAAGGTTATAAATGATATTGGCGGTTGTGTTTTGCTCATCTTGTATATCTACTTTGGGTCCTGTGTACCTTCATTACCACCTAACATTAGGGTAATTGTATTTGAAATGTTCTCAAGTTCCTTCACATCAGATAATACGCTAAAATCCAAGTCCATCAAGAACTCATCATAGCTCTTTTTTGTATATGGTTTGTGCAGAATGTAGATAATTCTAAAAAGAATATCGATGACTAATGCTGCATCCGTTTCATCTTTATTCAAGTTTTCAAGCTTCTTAATGTCACTGAATAACTCAGTTCCAAATACACTACGATACGAAATAATAGTAAAAAGTGAAGATCTTAGTTTAAGATCCTCACCTCTTAGATTAATTGTTTTTTCCATACTATACACCTATGACAGGTAATGTCGGAACTTGTGCAAAGAACTGTTGATAATTTGTGTCACCAAATTTTGCAATCGTTCTAATCACAGATACGTTTCCAACCTCAATTGGTCTTGCTGTAATTGTAATACTAACCGCATTCGGTTCGATTGATTCTGCTTTTGTTTTAGTCGCATCACTAACTGGACTTGCAGTACACAAGAAATACCAAATACGTCTTGATTTCACATCACCTTGAATCTCATATCCAAGTGCGAATGTTTTGGTTCTATGATTAACAATCTCTACTAGATTGCCATTAGAATCTCTTGCAAAACCTAATATATCCACTTTGAAATCATCGTCAATTTCGGTTAACTTTAAAGTGATATTAGAGCCGCTACTAGATGCTAAAGTTGCGACAATTTTATCATCTGCATAAACATCTGTTTTACCTGCAATGACTTCTGCACTGAGTTCTTGAGCTCCGTGTAGTTTTTTAGGTGTGCCAAAATCCCATGTATCATCTTCGGTTGGTGTTGCAAGTGCATAATGGACATTCTTAAGTCCAAATGTTACTTTATTGCTCATTTTTATATTCCTCCATCTTTATTTCATAAATTCTATAAATGCCAGTATCAATCAGTGAATATTCGCTAATCATTCTAAAATCAATACCTGCATTTTGTAATACTTCTTCTAAACTCGATTCAATCGACGTATCTTTTGTTTTGGTAACAAGCGTGATTTGAATTGTCACTTGCTTAATTAAATACGAATCATCTGCATAGACTTTGGGATTCTTGTTTAATTCTTGATAGACAATAAAAGGTGGTTCAGCATTATCAGTAGCATAAAGAGCATAATGAACATTACCTGGTATGACTTCGTTAAGAAGTCCATAAACGTATGTTAATCTTTCTTTAGTTCCCACGTATAATCCTCCTGATATCATCCAGCATTTTAGGTGTAAAGTAGTCAAATGCAGGTCTCATGAAAGGTCTTGCAGCGACATACTTTCCATTTTTATGTTGAAACCCAAATTCAATCAAATGAACCAATCTACCCTTTTCTTTTGCATGGATAACAATTGTTTTAGTGTGACCTTCACCAATGTCAGTCTTTATAAACTCATCTGCCATCGCACCTTTTCTACCACTTCTTGGTGTATTTGCAATGACATACTCTAATATCAATACTGCTGTTTCATCAAGTTTTTGTTCTAGTTCCTTTTTAACTGATTCAGCGTATTCTGATATCTCATGATTAATTTCATCGACAAAGTCATTTAGCGTAGCCATTTATATCACTTACCTTTATATTCGTTTCCATCAAATAAAGTTCTAAAAACTGTCCTTGTAGATATGTTCGTTCAATCTGATAAATCAAGTCATCGATGATTGCGTACTTGCTGCCGTCATACAAGAAGCTTTGAATCTTAAGTGCCATGTCTACTTTGTATTCGTTCTTCTTACTTTCATAATACTCTTTAGAAGTTACTGACTTTGAAATGCCAATGACTTCTTTTTTAGAAATGAAACCATAACCTTGATTGCCGATCTCATCTTTAACTAATGTGATCTTTAATAAAGTCAGTCGAATATTAGGACTACTCGGAAACATGATAATCACCACTTGATAATGCTAATTGATTCAAGAGCATATCAAAACTCTTCGGTAAATCTTTCACAGAACCATCTGCTTTAAAACCGAAGAAGGTCTTGCAGTAAATAACCACTAGCGAATGAGCTAATGGATGGTTCTCTACAACTGCTGGTGTGATCCCTGTAGATACGAGTAAGTTTTTACATGCACTAATATGATTATTTAATTCATCATCAGCATATGTTTCACTGATTGGAATCAATAGTGATTTTTTTACTGTTTCAAGTAGTCCCATATTCTAACCTCTATTCTATCGGTACTTAGGCTTTCTTTTTAACTCTTAGGAAGCCTTTATATCCTACAACGTTACCGCCTGTAAATACGGACGCTTTGTAGCAAATGATGCCATCTTTAAACTTGTAATCATTAGACTTGCTAATCTCAACAGGTGAGAAAACAGGCACTTCATAATTGAGTAAGGATCCATAGGCTAGACCATATTCTCCAGCTGCAGTATTTGTATCTGAAATAGCCTTACAATGAGAATTAATGATATATGGAATACCATCAATCGTGTTGTTGATGTAGTCAATCGTGTGGACTTTTCTACCTTCTGCAGTACGTAATCCAGCAAATGCTCTTAAATCATTCTTGTTAAGGATTAAGTAAGCTCCACCTTCGACTTCTTCATCACCACCATAAGCAAAGATGATATCATCTAAAGTTGAGTCTGTAATTGAGGTGATTTCTAAATCAGCAGTATCAGATAGAGCGATTGCCTTATCACTGAAGATACCAGTGAATGTGTTTGATGTTCCTGGACCTCTAAGGATTTGCTCACTAATCTTCTTTTTGAGTGATAGATTAATGTTCTTTAAGACTTCAGCTTGATATGGTAAGTTAGGAAGTTTTTCTAACTCTTCAGTGATTTCTGTATAAGCAGTAACTTTCACCTTAGTGATTGTTAAATAACCATACTCTGGTTCTGTTTCTGAATAAGGTTCACCCTCTCCAGTTAAACCAGCAATACCGCTACCTTTGACAAATGACTTCTTGTAGGTTTCACCACCATTTAAGTTCACAACTTTTACTTTATCTACTAATGCAGATACTTGTGCAAATGGATGTGGTGCAATACCATCAGCAATGTGTTCAGGTAATAGAATCTCTTCACTTGAAACTTGAATGACTCTACTTTCTCTTAAGTTCTTACCGCGAGTTTCTAATTGATCTTTATCCACATGATTTGATCTTTCAATAACCACTGGGTTGATTTTCGTTTTATTTTGAATAGCGAGCTTTCTTTCAATTGTATCTTTCTCTTTATTCAATTCATCAACTTCAGCTTCTAATTGTTCTAACACTTCAAGTGTTACTTCCGCACCAATCAAACCTTTGATTTCAGTGATGCGTGCTTTAATCTCATTACTTCTTTTTTCTAAATTCATCTTCTTATTCTCCTATTTTTATTTTCAAATTTAGTTTTCTTCTTATAAGCTCAGCCTTCATATTTTGCTCTGCTAAATCCATAGTCTTTAGTTCTAAGTCCATAGCCTCTAAAGAACGAGCATAAATCGAAGTCTTATCATAAGCAGGTGTATCAACGATTGAAACATCATATAAACGTTCAATCTTTCTGATAGTTCTTTTTGGAATATCACCATCACGATTCCATTCCTGTTCACTTACAACAAATGCAAAGCTCATCTTATCCAACAAGCCTGATTTGACCATCTTAAAAATATCTTGATTGCTTTGTGTATCTAGTAACTCAGCTCTAACCTTTAATCCGACATCATCACTTGTTAAAGTAAGTGAGCCGTTTTTAGTTCGAGCAATGATTAAAAATGAGTCCATGTGGTTATACTTCATTGGCACATCTTTGATGGCTGCATCAGTGATAGCACTTCTACTAATACTTTCGATAAACCCATAGGATTCATCACCAATTAGAGTGGGTTCATCATAAACGATCGCATATCCTTCTAAGATCATCTTGTCATCGGTTTCTTCTAGCCTAACTTCTGCTATTCTGGTTTCCTTCTTCATCGTTTCTCAACCTCCTTAGGTTTTGCTACTTGCTTTTCATACACAAATTCAAGTTCATTGTCCTTGTATGAAAACTCACTAATCTTGTGTGACTTACAAAAGGTTTCTATCGTATTAATCTTTTCTTTCTGTTCTTCTAAGACTGTATTTAATACATCTTTTGAAACCTTACCGTTAATTGTTACCTTCATTTAAATCATCCTTCCCTACTTGATATTCGTTTGCCTTTGTAGCATCGACATAATTAAGTGATTGTAATCTTCTATCACCGTTTTCTACTGGTTCAAGTCCTAACAACCCTCTTGATTCATTCAGTGACATAATGCCTAAACCCATGAGTTTTTCAATCGCAGTAACTTTTGTGTTCCAGGATGCGTATTGAAGTCTTTCACTGTAAAAGATAATCTCTTCACCACGCATGATTTCATTTTGAGTAAGCAAACCTAAAGAAAAAGCCTCAGACATTTGAATGGCTAAAGGCTCGATGGTTTGTTCATAAAATGAGTTGAACTCATCTTCTGTATATTCGGAATGAAAGATTGGAACTGATACACCAAAGTAATCTAGGATTTTTGATTGTAAAAACTCTAAGGTGTCTTTATCAATTAACTTTGGATCTGTTGTTAAAGGTACATAATCACCTTTTAAATCGACAGGAATAATTGAACTGCCTTTATTTCTAATGGACTCTTTGAGTATCTCGTTAAATGATTCAAGTTGTTTTTTCTTATCTGTTTCACTTAACATAGCACTCATTTTAAGAAGTCCCTTAATCTGCATGGAACTCTTAAGTGCGTTATCAATTCCTTGAAGCACATTCTCATTAATTTGAATTGTTTTTAAGAGTGCTTCTTGGTCACCTTTAGAACCCGATCCACCAAAGATCTGATTCGTATGGTAAAACCTTTTAATATGAATAATGTTCTCATATGGAATCGTGAAGGATTCTTCTCTATCAAAGCTGAACTTTAAATAGTAACTACCACCTGAATCTATGATTGGCTCAACGATGGACGGTTTAAGTGGATATAGTGCTTTGATTTCACCGGTTGAACCATCAAACATAGGATAGATAAATGCATTGTCGTTCATGAGTAGTGTCGTAATCACCATATAAATAAATTGGTAAGGAGTCATGACCTCATTGGGTTGATGCTTTAAAATAAAAGACAGTTTGCCAGATTTCTCCGTAACTGTCTTATCGTTCGCTTTCTTTATATATCGTGGTTTTAGTTTTGCACACTGACTTGCTATCCTATCAATAGCAACCTTTACAACATCAGATTTAGAGATATTAGTACCAAAGCTTGTAAGTGGTAGATTAATTTCGTTGATAAATTTAAAGGACTCAGCTGAGCCCAGTTTTTTCTTTCGTTTAAATATGGCCATTTTGACCTCCGATTGTTAAGCATTTTTATATCGACCAAGAAGTATTTCAAGTCTATTTTTAATAGTCTTATCTAAATCGATATACTCATTTAAATCATGATTAAAACCTAAAATAGTCATGAGTTTTATGTAATACACTATTGTCGCATTTATCAATGGCATCAAGTCTTTGTAATAGATATTTGAGTCATTACTCAATTTAGGCTTTTCTTCAATAGGCATTACAATTATATGGGCATGAAGCTTGTTTCGAAAAGTTCTAACATGATTTAAAACTCCTTCATACTTTTTGATAACATTTGCTTGAATTTCTTTTCTTAACTCTTGTAAGTCATCACTCTTATCTGGATTATATTCAAGATCTATTAAAATGCTAATTAGTTTTTGTATATTTAAAGATGATTTTCCTGATTGATCGAGTAGCAACTTATAAATAGTAAGATGTGCGTGTTCAAAGTATATACTAGATTGAAACACTTGATGTTTTTCAATCTTGACAGAAATGGACTTCAAATATTCTTGCATAAAATAACCAATTATCGCCTCACCTAATAGAGCAACATGAAATGGAAATGCAACACTTATTAAATTATCTAGGTCTAACTTTGTAAAATTCTTGAAATCTACTTGTTTATCCATGATTACCACCTATTCTTTAAAGCAATTATAACATGTTTTCATATTCAAGTTTATATCGATTAAGAACTGCATAGGCAATAATAAGTGCTACAGCTCCATCAATCCTTTTATACTTACTTCCTAGCTTTGATGGTTGAATATTACCATTGATATCAATCTTAGCTTGGGTATTTGATAGATTCCATTTCATAATTGGATTATTATTGTAGATCACATTGCCATTTTTTAGATCGGCCTCTAATTGCTTCATTGGTTCTGACAGTGAATAGATTCCTTGTCTGACCTTTTCCATTTCAAAACCTAAATCTTCCATTTCTTTAGTCCAGTACTGACTATTCCATGGATCATACCCAACCCATAAAGGTCTAATTTCATAGGTTCTTATCATTGTTAGAAACCACTGTGTCACAAGTGTGAAGTCATTTTGATTACCTTCAGTTACAGTAATTAATCCTCTTTGAACCCATATATCATATGGCACGTTATCCTCTTCTTTTCTGCGTTTAATTACTTCACTTGGCATAAAGAATTGTGGAATAACATACTTCTTACCATCTTTGATTAGCAGCAAGAGTGCAACTGTAAGGTCGGTGGTTGATGATAAGTCAACACCACCAATGGCGTAACTGTTTCTTAGCTCATTGATATCATAGGTTGCTTCATTGTTTAGATCATTATACGTTAACCATGATCCTTGTTCTAATTGCTTAATATTAAAGTCTTTACAAAGCATCGTAACCCTTGTTGCTAAGTCATGTCTTGATTTATTCATTAGATCCTCAAGATATGAGTAAGTCTTAACAGTGCCTAAGCTTGGATTACTTTTTTGCCATGAACTTTTATCCTCATAAACTTCATTAATTGAGTCTTGAGTATATAACCAGGGAAGTACACGTTCATCGTCGATCTCCCCTTTGATCATCTTTCTGACATAATCAAGTTTACTATCTAAGAAACCACCCACAGTATTACCTTCAGTTGTAATAATAAAAATTAAAGGTTCTTCTTTGGTTGATTGACTTTGCTTGATTGCATCATAGACTTTTGAATCAGTCATTTCATGAACTTCATCAATACAACCAACCTCGATGTTATAGCCATCTTTATTTCTTGATTGTGCAGACAGTTTTTTTATCTTATTCTTAGTTTTTGGTGAGTAAATGTGAAAGATATTCTTCTTGCTTCTTTTTTCATTAGATAGAGCTTTCGAACCTTCTCTCATGTTATTAATTTCTTCAAATAGAATGTTGGCTTGTTCAGATGTATTAGATGCACATACGATATCAACACCACCTTTAGATAAAAAGAACTCAGCCAAATCAATCCCTGCAATAAAAGTGGTCTTACCATTCTTTCTGGCAATCAATAATAAAACTTCATTGAATCTTCTTAGATTTGTTTCCGCCATCTTAAATCCATAGGCAGCTTGAAGGATTGCTTTCTCCCATAGTTCCAGAATAAATGGTTCACCATTAAAAGGGCTTTTGGTATGTTTGCAGAAGGTTTCAATAAACTCGATTCGAATGTTTCCAGGTTTCTCATCAAAAATGTATCTTGGGTTATCAATATCTTTAATGAGTGATTCTAAGACTGTCAATAGTTCTTTTCCAACAATAATATTACCCTTTTGTATCTCATCATAATATCTCAATAAATAATTCATTATGACATTCTACCTATGAACTTGTCAAACTCATCATCTTCATCAATAATGTTTTTACCCATTATGGAATTAAGTGTTTTGATGACTGTTCCATATGAATTCACTAGTTTTGTATAATACTTCGCTGCTTCAGTTTGTCTTTGAGCACCTTTATTTGATATCTGAATAGCTCCATGTTTTCTTATTTGGTCCTGAAGGATTCCAAGTTCAATCTTCATAAATGCTGCTTGTTCAATAAGATTGTCTACCAGTTTTGTTTTTGTTTCATCAACCGATGAAAAAAGCGACCGAAGTCGCTCATATTCAACTTTCACTTTATTCATATAGCTCATTACCTCGCTCATTCAGTATAGTGATATTTGATTTTGTGTAGTATTTTTAGTATAATATGGTTAGAGGATAACTCTAAATATTACCAAGAAACTGACCATACAGGTAAAAGGCTTTTAAACTGAGAGAACAGGTCAAACTCGAAAGAAATCACTACTCATCGACAGAGGTAAAAACGTCGGACATAGAACTAGAAACTGACTAGGTAAAAAAAGGTATGTCGGGTAATGCAAAGTTAAATTTTTGCATTGCTTTTTATTTTATCAATGCATAACCTCTAGAAAAAGGTGAAATGTTGTGAGTCTAGATTCTCTAAGAGTAGTGATTTCTTTAATAAGTTTATTGATCTCAATTCTCAATTTATTACTTAACTGCAAGAAGAAAAAGTAACTGTAATTTAACAATGTTTAGTTGAAATGAATAATTCAATTCAAACATTGTTTTTTTATTGAAAAAAGCCACTATAGTGACTTCATCCTTTTTTGGCAACATGATTCAAATATAGTACTGCTGATACTAAGAGTTGTATCTCCTTGAATGGCATATGATAATCTATTTCTACATAATCATCAGCCAATACTGATTTGAATATCTTCAATTGTTGAAATCCCCATTCAACATTAGACTCAGTATTTGGATCATATGGACTTGATTGATCGAAATTATACACATTAGGACCATACTCTTCAATCAAATACAATCTGATTTTTTCTAACATATAATGGGCCATTGGAATATCAGTCTTCCATTGAAAACTCAAAGCAGACATAAATACATGATTGTAATGTGAGTCATCCATTATCTGGTACAAGGCTATAAACTCACTAATCACAGGTATAATAAAGTCTTTCAGCTTATCAACAGCATTCTGATTTTTCTCATTTGATGTTTGATAATTTAAAGTATAGATGATCTCATCAATGTAATTAATAAGTGAGTCATCATATCTTCTAACTGCTGCTTGTTTTAAATTTGATAACGTTTGAATCGGATCTTCTGAAATTTCTATAACATCACTAATTTGTTGATCATTATGATTTGTAACCTCTTCTTGTAGATAATCATTTAAGTAATCAACTAAATTGTATCTGCTCTCAACAAACCTAATGAGTTGTAACTTAGGAAATCTAATAGTATACATGTCATTCTCTTCTATCGACGAATAAACACTAATGGTGATATGGTTTTCCTGAAATAATGAATGGTTCATTATGTACGGTGAGTATTGGGTTTCACCCTTTTTCACATAAGGACTTGCATGCGCAGTTTCGATTGAATGGGCATATGATAAAGCTCTTAGGTGTTTAAAGAACTTATTATCTGTTCCTCGTCCATCGCCTAGTTGATTAAATATATCACTTTTATCTTTTAGTGGATTATCAATTCCTAGCTTATCAAAGAGTTTATTAATTGATTCAACAATAATATCAGTATGAACTATAAATAAAATTAAATTATCAGTTGAGCGAGTATCTTCAGCAAGAAAATCATGAGCAGTTAGAGATTTTATTGAGTCGTTTATCCTATCCATAAATACACAGATTAAGTTCCAATTATTGGCGTGCTTTTCATCTCTATAAAAAATAGGTGACGAATTAATGAGTTCTCTAAACCTATTAATTTTGCTTTCATCTAAAAAGGGTTTCATATTCTGCACCTAATTTCCAAATTTTCAAAAAAATTGAAGTTCATTTTTTAAAGGCCCACCCATGCGGTACCCTTTAATAGTTAATTACTAGTTAATGGGGGGGATTAGAAACTATTGTTCTTCAATAGCAATTAATTCTTTATGAACTTCGGGTAAATATTGTCTTGACTCGAATAATCGCTTTTCAAACATCTCATCGAACTTAACGATCCCTTCAATAAAAAAGTCCATAAGTTCTAAAAGAACATCTTTCACAATAGGTTTATTAATATATTTGCTCTCTATCTTTTCTTTTGCAGCTTTTATAGTGTGCGGTGAAAATCTAACTACAATTTTTTTAGCTGCAGGATATAGATTATTGTTAACCCAGTTTTTAAATTCCTTGTTTGTTGCATACTGTACTACTCCTGCTCCAATAGCAGATCCAATTATTGCGGCTATAGCACCTATGACAGTATCCTTAGTGTTTGAACTCATAACAAAACCCCTTTTTATTTTATTATAACAGTTTTACTATGAAGTTCCCATGTTCATCAAACATTACATCTTTCTTTTTAAATCTCCCATGCTCTTCATTATGACAGTCCTTACATAACAACTCCAGATTATTTTGATTCAAACTAATATTAGTATCATTAACATTATCAACTGTTAACCTAATCTTATGGTGTACCTCTTCACCAATTGCACCACACCGCTCACACTTGCCCTGTGTGGCGTTTGTTTTAAGATTACGAGCAATCAGCCAAGCCTTCGACTTATAGAACCTGTGTAGCTCTTTTGGTTTGCTCATATGATTCACTTAGTTGTTTAGCTTTAGAATCTACTTGTTCCCAAGCAACATCAAGATCCACGCGTCCAATATGTCCATAAGATGCTAGCGGTTTAAACTTCACTTTGTCCAGGTTTAATTCTTTGATAATACTTGATGGCGTAAAGTTGAAGTTCTCTTTAATCAACTTCAATAAAACCTCATCTGAAGTAACACCTGTTCCAAAGGTATCAACCGATACACTCACAGGATTTGCTACTCCGATGGAATATGAAACACTAACTTCGCATCTGTCCGCTAAATTTGCCGCTACAAGGGCTTTTGCTACAAATCTGGCATAGTAAGTTGCACTGCGGTCTACCTTGCTCACATCCTTGCCAGAGAATGCGCCACCGCCATGTTTAGCATAGCCACCATAGGTATCAACGATAATCTTTCTACCTGTTAATCCAGAATCACCATACGGACCACCAACGACAAAAGCACCTGTTGGATTAATTAGAACTTGAATGTGAGAAAGATCTTCACCGATCAGTGGCTTCAATACTTCGTTTAGAATAATCTCTTTAGCATAATCTAATTGAATGCCATGTCTTGTTTGAGCAGACACTACGATTGTTTCATAAGCAATCGGTTCATTATTCTCATAGACTACAGAAACTTGACACTTACCATCTGGACCAAACACGTGGCCGTACTTTGCTTTTCTAAGCTCGTCAATGCTTCTTGCGATGTCATGTGCCACTACGATTGGTAAAGGCATTAATTCAGGCGTTTCTTTGCAAGCGTAACCAAACATTAAGCCCTGATCACCTGCACCTTGTTCATGATCATTCGTACGATTCACACCAAGTGCAATATCATCTGATTGCTTAGATATCTTTTCAATCACATCGAATGGATCATCATATCCGATTTCTTTTAATGTGTTTAGTGCAACTTCTTTATAATTCACTGAAGCTTTAGATGTGACCTCACCAAAGATAAAAACAACATCATCCTTGATGGCTGTTTCTACTGCTACTCTTGCATTTCTGTCTTGTTCTAAGTGTGCATCTAAGATAGCATCACTAATTTGGTCACATATTTTATCTGGGTGTCCCTTAAAGACAGATTCACTTGTTATAATTTTCATTTGTTATCCTCGCTTTAAATAGTTAAAAAGGAAGCTTGCTCGCTTCCTTAGTTTTCTGTTTTGTTTTTGATGAGTGGTATGAATGCTGCATACCTTGCGTAATGATATCCTTCACTTTCAACCAGGATACCAAAGTCATGTTTATCTGATGTGACTAACAAGCAGTGAAATATACCTTCCTTATCGCAATACATCAAATCTAGATATTCTTTGATGAAGTCATAATCATTTAATGGATCTCTGATGAATCCTTCAAATACTTCACTTTCTAGAACTATGGTCTTTTCAACGATAAATTCATCTTGAGGGATAAGTTCCTCTGGTGTTGGTTTTCTTATAAAATTTACTTTCATGTTGTTTCCTCGTCAATTCTCCATGCTGTATAAACACTTCTATAGGTGCAATCCCAAATGTCTAGAATGACACCATCTTTACAGACACTCAAGTGTCCGGCCATCTTTAATATAAATGTTCCTTTTGGATGAAGCTCTGCAAAATCTGTACCTTTAATTCTAGGTTCACCTTTAACCGCTTTAAAAATGTATCTTGGGCGATTCTCTAAATACTTATAGATAAACTCTGTATCCTTGTAACTGGTGAAATTCCATTCACGCTTTTTATGATTGAGTTCTCTTCTTGTTTCCATGTAGTCTTTATCAAATGCTGTTGAAATCGCTCTAACCACACAGTCACCAGTTTTGATGCCTTTGGGATGTCTGTTGTAATAGTTATACATGCATATCCCACCCTTCATTTAACCACTTAACAAGTTCTTTAACAGAGTCCGTTGAGAATACAACTTTTTCATAGTGTGTTAATCGTTCATAAACTGTGTACGTCTTATCATGCCATGGTGAGTTTAGTTGAACGACAATCAATGTGACATCGGATTCCAAATCTGCAATTCTAAAATCATCATAAAGACTACCTTGAAGTGGACAATTGTTCTTGAACCAGACATAACTGTTATCTAGATCAACCTTGCCGCCTGGTTTTATTTGCTTGATGATGTTGCCCATGCGTTTGGTTTTATTCTTTAAGCTTGAGTCTTTACAAAACCAATCGTACCATCCAGCTTTGATTTGAACTTTTACATCATTTGATTCAAAGCTTCCACTATTGAACGCTTGAATCCAATCTTTAAGCGGTTGTTGTTTTTCCATCGCCCAATCCTCCTATCTCACTTTTTCTAATAAATGCGGAGTATCTAGCATAACTTGAACCATCTGCTTGAATTAGGATTCCATAATCTAAATCTTTAGTTGTAACCAATATAGCATGCCATACATTATTACTATCTGTGTACATTAAATCCTTGTGTTCTTTTATAAAATCATAATCACCGAGCATATCATCTAAGAACTTATTAAATCGTCTTTCAGATATCTCAACTACTTTTTCAATAATAAAATCATCTTGTGGAACTATCTGTTCTTTGCATGTATGTGTATCAAATTTAACTTTCATCGTTATTGCCTCTTTCTAACCTTTTTTGGTTACTACTATATATCACTCTAAAGGCTCTAAATAGCAAGTCAATTCGACATTAATTGCTCACTATAGTGACAATATCTGAAAGTCATTAATATGACCAAGCGGTATCTCTTTTCCATTACGGATGAGATAGCAATCATCAAGTGATACTTTGTATTTGATATAGCGTTTGACAATAACATCGACAAACCTTCCATCAAGTTCCATGAGTCTCGCACTTCTTTGAAGCTGATCAGCTGCGATCATGGTTGATCCAGAGCCACCAAATAAATCTAGGACTATCTCATTAACTCTAGATGAGTTGGCGATTGCTTTACCAACAAGCTCTAGAGGTTTCATGGTTGGATGCTCTTCATTTCTTTTTGGCTTGTTATATTCCCAGATGGTATCTTGTGTGCGGTCATCAACAAAGTAATGTGCTGCACCTTCTCTCCATCCATAAAGAATTGGCTCATGTCGCCAGTGATAATCTTGTCTGCCTAATACAAGAGCATTTTTAACCCAGATAAGGCACTCAGCAAGTTTGTACCCAGCATTTTTGAAGGCATTTCTAAAGTTGAGTCCTTCAGTATCAGCATGACATACATAAATGGCACCACCTGGTTTTGTATGTTCAAACATATTCTCAAAGGCTTTATAAAGAAAAAGATAGAAGGTATTATCTTCCATCTTATCGTTCATTATTTTTCCAGCAGTTCCTTCATAATCCACATTGTAAGGTGGATCCGTAAAAACAAGATCAATACGATCGTCTTGGATCAGTCTGTTAACATCTGCTTTTTCTGTTGAATCACCACACATCACACGGTGACTTCCTAAGATATAAATATCGCCTTTTTGTGTATATGGTGTATCAGTAAAATCATCTGATGGATCAAAGTCATCATCGGTTGCGTTGTCTGGGACATCAGCTTCTAATTCCTCAAAGCCAAAGAGTGTCATATCCATTTCAATATTCGCAAGTTCTGCTTCAAGTTTAGCAAAATCCCAAGTAGCAAGTTCAGCAGTCTTGTTATCAGCAAGCCTAAATGCTTTGATTTGTTCCTCTGACAAGTCATCGGCAATAATACACGGCACTTCATCAAGACCAATCTTAAGACTTGCTTTCAGTCTTGTATGACCTGCAATGATAACATGATCCTTTGTGATTACAATCGGAACCTTAAATCCAAACTCCTCAATACTCTTAGCTACTGCATCTATTGCAGCATCATTGCTTCTTGGATTGTTTTCGTACTCTTGGAGTGCTGATACTTTCTTCATCACGATATTCATTGATCCATACCTCTTCACCTTTTTCTAATCGTTTGGTCATCAGTTCGATTTCTGCTTTTTTCTCGTTATACTCAATACCGAACTTTGTAATGAGTAAATATTTAATTGCCGTGATTTCAGGAAGCGACTGTTTCTTATATTTTGTAATACGTTTTTTAGTACCTGATTTTGTCTCTTCAATCACAGTTTGTGTTTCTTCATATTCAAATCCAACAGCCCGTTGATACATAGCATCGACAAGCTTCTCTTTTAACTCCTCATCCCCATATTGAAATGCTTTGTTCAATTTAGGATGGGCTTTTCTTAACTTAATGAGTGTCTTTTCTGTGATACCTAAGTATTCAGCAACCTGTCTTTGAGTTGCACGTTTAGATATCATTTCAGATATGGCTTTTAATCTACTATTTAGATGCCCAGATTCTTCCCAACGCTCATACAGATCTAGCATTTTCCCTTTCATTCAATCACTCCAACTGTACAACTGTCATTGCATAAAACTGTAATAGTTTACCAGTTGGAATACTACAAGTATCTCTGCAAAAACAAAAAGGAACTCATTTCTGAATTCCCATTATTTCTAGGCTGGTTTTAAAGCCAGTATTCCATGTTATTTATAGCATATCAAAATAGTCAACTTTTATCTATATGCTTAGAGCATAATCGAACCCATACATTATTCTTAGTCTTTTCCAACCAATAATAACCATAAGTTCTTTATCGTATTGCTTTTCTTTTCGTTTCCATTTTGTTAGTCCACATACACAGATTATCGGCGCAACTAAAAACAATATTTTAGATCGAGTTTCTGAGTGACTCCATATGGCTTATTCAAATACGATATAAAACCCAGCATCTTCCGTCTCCTCAAAAACGTAACGAAAAATAAAGACATCTCTTGTAAAGTTCTTTTTTACAATATCAAAAGCCTTATCAAAAGGCAAATAAACGTTATTTATCTTATATAGTCCATTTGATACTCGGAACTTATTGGATAACAGTTCGGTTACATCATCATCTGTTAATGAATGTCTGTTGACGATTGTAGGTTTTAATGAAAATTTAAACTTACGAGTTGATAGAAAAACATTTGGTAATCCATTAATATTTCTTTTCTCATGAAGTAATGAATTGAAATTTTCATCTAGATTTAGAGTAGTATGGTTTTTATAATCATAGTAGTTTATATTTATCTATCTCATATTCGACTATCAAATCTGAAATCATTTCCAAGTTAAAATCTGATTTTTTGATTTCAATCTTCTTTAAATGGATTTTGAATAAAACTTCCAAAGCAACACTTAAAGATTGACTATCCATGAATCCAGCCAAAACATTGTTTGATATCTCGCGAGTATCATTTACACCAAAATTTAAATGCAATAGATCCCTAATAGAGCCTTCTAAGCTTTCAGATGCACCAAAAATATCCAAATTATTAACGCTAAGTTCAAAGCTCGTCTTTTCATCATTTGTATAAAAATTGTCTAAATTGTCCACGGTATTATTAATATGTACAACTGGAACCGTATCATTTAACATTGATAATTGATTATTAGCTTCTTCGAATACTTGATTTAAAGGCATTAAATCATTGTTAAAAACTCCAAATAATGCACTTACTTTACTTACAACATCTTTAATCTTATCATCAAGATACGGGTTGTCTAAATCATCCACCTTAAAACTACTCACAAATCTGTCTAGGGCAATCTTCAATCTATATTGGTCTGTTTCGCTCAAATTAACAAAATCACCTAAAACAAAATCATATTTAGAAGACAGAACCTGAAAAGCAAAACGCAAGTCGCTAATTAATGAATCGCTGAAATATACTGTTCTTGCATAAACTTTTTTATCTGGTTTATAACCTAAATCAAAACTATCTAAAACTAAATCATGAACTTTATAAGGGAATATGTCTGCTAATATGTCAAAATTTTTAGCAATCAATTTTTGAAGTGATGTAGAGTCACCTGTTAGATCGTTGTTATACTGTTTTTTCAGTAGTTTACCGAATCTATCTTTAAATTTGGTATCTATACTTTCTTCGAAATTAATAAATCCATATATAAAAACACTCATTATGGATAGAAATTTGGATATTATGCTGTTTTCAACAATATAATCGTATCTAGATAATGTACGTATAAAGGTTTTTAGCACTAATTCTTGTTTAATTTCGTCCTTTTCGAACATTACACGTTCATTAAACACTCTAAGTAATACATTCAGTTGTAACTGATCTTTACTTAATGGATAATTAAATAGGTTATCAAGTAAATCTGCTAAAAGATCCTCAACTGCTATTTCAAGATTCTTATTTTCAATAGTCTTTGTAATTATTTGATAAATCAACAACAACTTATAGTTGAATGGCACTTTTTCACTTGAACACAAATTAACAATCTCATAGTTTAATTTTCTTTGATTGTACTCAGAAAAAGTCAATGTTTTTAACCTTTCGATTTCATTCCATATGACGTTATTGACTTCTATTGAAAACTCGCTGTAATCAAAGACATCTAAGAGGAAGTTAGAAAGTGCGTACTCAAAACCCTTGCTTTCAACAAGTTTAATGAATAATCTAACATCATGACTCGTGATATTATTCTCTAAGCGCATTATTTTCCCTCAACTCCTGTCTTTGCTTCTTAATAATCTTATAATATTTTCTCAAATATTCTGCTTCGTTACTATGCATGTCTTCAAATGTCGAAAGTTCAGTAATAATATGTTTTTCGATTTCATCACCATATTTTTCAATACTTATCCTGTCAGTTAAGAATT